AGTAGCAGGTACAGATGGGCATACTACATTAGCCGGAGGAAGCGGTGGAAGTTATGCAGTATATGGAGAGGATGCAACTGGTGATAAAAGACTTATTTCCGTTCTTGAAAGTACATCATCAAATGCAACGAACGTTTCTGGCGTTCATATAGCTGGTACTAAAACAATAGTTCTTACATTGGGGTCAGCACCTTATACGGTATCTATAGATTTAACGCAGACTAGTTCAATCGATAAAGTATTGGGTACATCACCATCATCTGAAAAAACTAAATATTCTAATATACTATTTGATGAAACTAGTTTGATAAGTGGCTCATATACTGGTGGAGAAGGAGGTGCGATAGTAGTAGAAGCATTACCTCCACAAAATTTTGTAAATGTAGATAATGGGTATTCTCAGGCTAACACACCATGGATTTTATCTCAGCGATTTAATGGTGACAGTCGATATAACTTATTTAAAGTTAAAACACTTGCACATGGTGAAAACGAGAATACTAGATTTAAGATACAAATTTCCAACGTAAAAATAGTAGATAACGATTATGGTACATTTACATTGACTGTTAGAGATTTTAATGATACCGATAAAAGAAAAGTTGTTTTAGAGACTTACAATAACTTAAACTTAAATCCTAATTCTCCTAATTTTATAAATAGAAGAATTGGAGACAGATATATTCAAATTGAAGCAGATGGTAAAATAAAAGAATTTGGAGATTATTCAAATAAAAGTAAATTTATATACATAGAGACTGCATCGGAAGGTACATACCCACTAAATGCAGTTCCTTTTGGATTTGCAGGATATGAATTACCGGTTAGAATATCAGGTGGTACTCTTACCTCACTTGATGTTCCAGTAGTAAAATATTCAGTTGCATCTACAAATGGTGTAAATTCAAGTGGATTTGAATTCGGTGATTCTGATATTACTGACGGAAAAAATAATAAAAACTATTTGAAACCAATTCCGAATAGTGCTGGAACTGGTTCAAACCAAGTGTTTGGATTGGACGTTAATGTTGGATTGGCAGCGGAAGTTCTAAGTGGTTCAACTGCAGCAGCTGAAATATCAAAAAGAAATTTCTGTTTAGCTTTACAAGGAGGATATAATGGAATTAATCCAATTATTCCAATCAAAAAAGGCGCGGATATAACTAATACCAATACACAGGGATTTGATTGTGATACTTTAACTACTTGGGGTGGTAAAGCATATGTAAAAGCATTGAACACTATTTCAAACGCAGATGAAATTGATATTAATTTATTGGTTACACCTGGACTTATAAGAGAATTACACGATGAATTAGTAGATAGAGCTATAGATGTATGTGAAGCAAGAGAAGATGTATTTTATATCGCAGATTTTGTTGGAGCAGATAGTAGTATTTCAACTGCAGTAGAACAGGCAGGATTGGTAGATTCGAATTATGTTGGCACATATTACCCATGGGTAAAAACTGTAGATTCTCTTACAAACAGATTGTTACCTGTTCCACCATCAACTTTATTAGTTGGCACATACGCACAAAACGACAGATTAGGTGCAGAATGGTTCGCACCCGCTGGTTTAAATAGAGGTGGTATTCAAGGAGCAGTTCAAGTAATGAATAGATTAACTCAATCTGAAAGAGATACATTATACGAAGGAAAGGTAAACCCAATTGCGGCATTCCCTGGACAAGGTATTAGTGCATTCGGACAGAAAACATTACAAGAAAGTTCATCTGCATTAGATAGAATCAATGTGAGAAGATTGTTAATTAACTTGAAGAAGTTCGTTGCATCTACATCAAGATTCTTAATATTCGAACAAAACACAGGACAGACAAGAGCTAAATTCCTAAATACAGTAAACCCTTACTTAGAGAGTGTTCAACAAAGACAAGGACTTTACGCATTTAGAGTGGTTATGGATGAAACAAATAATACACCAGATGTAATTGACAGAAACATTTTACAAGGTTCTGTGTTCTTACAACCTGCTAAAACTGCTGAATTTATCGTAATAGATTTCAATATCTTACCGACTGGAGCAACTTTTAGTGTATAATTTGAATAACTAATATTTATATAAAATAAAGTAATAAAATGGCAGAAGTATTAGAATTTAACGAAATGTTTTATACCAATTTCGAACCAAAGATGAAGAACAGATTCATCGTGGAAATCGATGGTATTCCTTCATACTTAGTAAGAGTGGCAAACAGACCAACAATTCAGTTTGAAACAGTTGTATTAGACCATATCAACGTAAAAAGAAAGTTGAAAGGTAAAGGAGATTGGCAAGACGTGGCCCTTACATTATTCGACCCGATTGTTCCATCTGGAGCACAGGCGGTAATGGAGTGGATTAGAACATCTCACGAATCATTAACAGGTAGAGATGGATACGCAGAATTCTATAAGAAGGATGTGGATTTCTATATGTTAGGTCCAGTAGGTGATAAGATTGAGCAATGGAAATTAAAAGGAGCATTTATCTCTCAAGCTAACTTCGGTGACTTGGATTGGAGTAATGCTACAGACCCTGCATCAATCGAAATTACTTTAACTTACGATTACGCAATCTTAGAATTCTAATCAAAAATAAAATATAAAAGGGGAAACAGAAATGTTATCCCCTTTTTTTGTTTTGAAAATTTGTGATATATATATTTATATACAAACAATAAGTTATTATTATGGCAGACAAAAATTATGAATTCCCAACTGAGGTTATATCATTACCATCAGAAGGAAAATGTTACCCTGAGGGGCATCCATTGGCGAGCGGACAAGTTACGATAAAGTATATGACCGCAAAGGAAGAAGATATTCTTTCTTCACAGAACCTAATTAAAAAAGGTATAGTATTAGATAAGTTGTTAGAATCTGTAGTAGTAGATACATCAATCGATGATTTAGTTACAGGTGATAAGAACGCTATTATGTTAGCAACTCGTATTTTAGGATATGGTGCTAATTATCAAGTTGAATTAACAGACCCTTTTAGTGGAGAAAGACAGCAAGTAACAATCGATTTATCCAAAGTAAAAACAAAGGATATTGATTATACTAAATTAAAAAGAGATAATAAATACGAATTTACTCTTCCTCAGACTGGTAAGAAAATCAAATTTAAATTATTATCACACAGAGATGAGAAAGATGTTCAGGCGGAAGTTGCAGCATTAGAAAAATTATCAAAAGGGGCTAATCCGGTTGAAGTTACTACTAGATTAAGAAAAATGATAATCGAAGTAGAAGGTAATGCAGAAAGAGGATTCATTAACAATTGGGTAAGCAATCAGTTATTGGCGCAAGATAGTAGAGCATTACGAGCTCATGTTAGAGAATTTGCACCTGATTTGGATTTGAAATTTCAATTCACTTCGGATATAACTGGTGAGACGGAGGCGCTAGATATACCATTTGGGGTTTCATTTTTTTACCCTTCCAACTAATTACTCTACCCAACTTCACGAAGAAATTTGGAGCTTGGTTCAATATGGTAATGGGTTCACTTGGAAAGATGTATATACGATGCCGATACATTGGAGAAGGTTCTATCTTAAGAAATTGATAGACCTTAAAAAGAAAGAAAAAGAAGAGCATGATAAGATGAGTAGGAAGGTTAAAGCTCCATCATCTAAAGTAAGAATGAGATAAAATAAGGGGAGTAATATCCCCTTATTTTTTTATCCAATATTTATATTAGTAAAAATATACTCACAATGAAACAACCTATAAAAGAAGGGATTCTTAATAAATTCGTAGATAGTTTTATGGATTCCTATAAAAGAGGATTAGATAAGTATTTCATAGAAAAATCTGCGGAAAGAAATCCAGAATTAGCAAAAGCACTTAGAAATACAAGTGATTCTTTAGATGATTTGCAAAAAATCTTAGATAAGATTAATAAGAAGAAATAATTAAATGTCAGATAAAGTAAAACTAATTAATGCCGAAGCTAAGGCAACCGAAAATTTAGCCAGACAACAGGCTGACCTAGCTGCTGCTCAACAAAGGGGTGATGCGGATGCTATTGCTGACTTGCAAGAAAAGATTAGTAAAACCGAAGCCTATATTAACAAAGCAAAAGGTATAAAAACCACTGTTTCGGATTTTAGTGATTTAGCATCTCAGATATCCATATCAGAAAGAGCAACTACTGCGTTAGGTAAGTCGTTCACTTCAATGGATAAACAACTTAAATCATTAACTAAGATTCAAGTTAGTTTAACTGACCCCGCTGATATAACATTTGCCGCTGAATTTGCAAAAAAAGGATTAGCGGTTGCCGAAGCACAGAGAGATGTTTTAGCTGCAGCATCGGGTACTAAAGAAGAACAACAAGCGGCAGCGGCTAATTTACAATCCCAAACAGATAGTTATCAACAGCATATCAAAGATAACGCGACAATAATAGCGGGTAATTCACAATTGTCTAGTATAGTAGGAGATTTTAATAAAAACTTAGTAGCTGCGAATCGTGAACTTGAAGTAATGCATGGATTGACTGATGCTGAAGTAGAGGCATACAAAGAGTTGAATAAAGAAGCGGCGGAGATGAAAGGTAGATTAAATGCAATTTCAAATCAAATAACTGCGGCATTAAAGAAACCATCATTGGCAATTGGATTACTCATAGTTGGAGTAGGTAAAGTTGTTGGTAAGATGTTTGAGATGCAGAAAGCATTTGGAATGGTAGGTCAGGGAATCAACGGATTTACTGCATCAGCTGGAGTGTTAGGAATGGTATTTAAAGAATCTCAAAGTTCAGCTGAAGGTTTAGTAGATAATTTAGGTGATATGAATGAAGCATCATTTGGTACTCAATTGAATACCAATTTGATTGCAAATAATATGGGTATAAGTGGTACTGAGGCAGCATACCTAACATCGGAGTTTGGTAAGATGAGAGGTTCAACTTCGGACCAAGCAGCTAATATGCTTAAATCACTTCAGGCTACTGCAAAATTAAGAGGTGTTTTACCTTCAGCAGTAATGAAAGATTTAGCTGCTAATGGAGAAGCTTTTGCAAAATATGCAAAAGGAAGTGGCGATAACATTAAAAACGCAGCTATACAAGCTAGACAATTGGGTGTAACTTTTGCAACTACTGCTAAAATAGCAGATACATTATTAGATTTCGAAACTTCAATTGAAAAAGAATTAGAAGCTAGTGCAATGTTAGGTAAAGACCTGAATTTAAGTAGAGCACGAGAGTTATTCTATATGGGTAAGCAGGAAGAGGCGATGTCTGAAATACTTAGACAGTTGGGGGATAAGGCTGAATGGGATAGAATGGATGTGTATCAAAAAGATGCAGCAGCTGCAGCATTAGGAATAAGTGTGGCGGAATTAGAGAAGATGTATATGAATCAGCAGAATATTGCTGAAAATGCTGGTACAATAACTGAAGACTTTAATGCAATAAAGGAGAGTGTAAGTGCGATAGTAAACGAATGGGGTGGAGGATTTATAAGTGCATTAGGAAAGGGTGTCATATTAATGGGTCAATTGGGTACAGGAATGAGTTCAATAGGAACGGCTATGAAAACTTTAAACTCTTTTTCTGGAGGTCTTTTAATGAAAATGTGGGGATGGGTTACTGCGAGTGCATCATGGCTTGCTAATTTGGTAAAAGCCGGTGCAATGAAAGTTTGGGAGTTCGTTACAGGAAAAGGTGGTGGCGCAACGGATACTGTGTTAGATAAAGCAAAGGATAGTATAACTGATAAAGTACAAGATAAAGTATCGGATAAAGCAGAAGATTTAGTTGATAATAAAATAGATTCAGTAACCTCACCTGAAGGTGTCGAAGGAGCAACTGATGCAGTTAATAAGGATAAATCAATGGGTGATAAACTTAAAGATTTATCAAAAGGATTGAAGGCAATGGGAGATAATAAAGTTCTTAGAGGAGCTTTAAACTTAATACCAACAGGATTAGGATTTTTATTATTAACTCCTGGATTGATAGGTATGTGGGGGGTTTCTAAATTTGCGGATGGAGCAGGTAAAGGATTAGGTGAATTGGCAAAAGGATTGAAAAAAATGGGTGATGGTTCTGTGATGATGGGTTCATTAGCATTAGCAGTATCATCATTAGGATTTATATTAATTATTCCTGGTATAATAGGAATGGCATTACTATCAGTATTTGCAGCACCAGCCGGAATAGGATTGGGATTGTTAGCAAAAGGATTGAATAAAATGGCTCCAACTATTCCTGGTTCAATAGCATTAGGTGCAGCAGCAATTGCATTTACATTAATGATTCCTGGAGCAATTGGTATGGCGTTATTTGGAGCAGCAGCGGGTATGGCAGCAGCAGGATTAACAGTATTAGGGCCCGCGTTGGTATCATTCGGTGCAACCGCTGGAACTGTAGGTTGGTTAGGTGTTGCGGTAATATTAGCATTAGCAGGAGCATTCACAATATTTGCATTTGGGTTAAGTTTATTAGTTCCATTAGTAAAAGCGATTGGTGAAGTTTTAGTTGGTGTAATAACCGCTATAGCAAGTGGTATATCAGTTATTATAGGTAGTATAACAAATATGATGGCAACTTTAATGCCACTTATGAATATAGAAAGTGCGTTAGGAATCTTTGCAATAGCATCTGCATTTTTCGCTTTATCAACTGCGTTAGTTGCATTTGCTGGAGCAGGTATGTTAGCAGTTCCTGCAATGACCGCAGTTGGATTATTTGCAGCAGTTGGTGGTGCAGATTTATTAGCAGCAGGCGGAGGCGGAGGTGATAATAAAGATGATTTAATAATACAAAAATTAGATGAATTAAAAGCGGCATACATCACAAATAAAGATGTTTATATAGATGGTGCCAAAGTTACAGCAGCGATAGGTAAAGGAGCCTCTAAAAATCCAATTAGTTCATAATGGGAAAAACGATAGAAGAATTATTTAAGACAAAACAATTACAGAGTAGTGGAGCTACTGCTGAAAAAACTTACGATATTCGTAATAGTAAAGATATTGCTATTTCTTCTAATAGCCCTCTTATGGGATTACCATTTAAAGCAATTAATGGAATTAGAAAAGCTACTGGATTTAGAACAAAGGAAACTTTATTAGAGCAAGAATTTGGTGGACTGAGACCACTTCGTTTGATTTCATCACCTATATTATACGGAACTGATATTATTAGATTAACCACTAAACAGACCAGTGATGTTCGGGCTATGAAAGATAGTACGAACACTAATGGCCCGGCACGTGGTGGGGGTGGTTTGTTAGGAAGGGCTTTAAGAAAAGTTGAAGGATTTGTAACTAAAACATTGGGAATACCTCAAGATGCATATCCAACGTATGTAATCGGTACAGGTAAACTTCAGGCTGGAAAAGAGCCGGATACGATGATTACCATTGGTGAGATTAAAAAAAATGCAGCAGGTACATCGTTTGGTAGATTCTTAAAACAAACCGGAGGTGGGACACCTTCTCAATTAGCTAAACAAATAATTGGAGGTGGATTAAAAGTTACTCAGGGAGCGATACGAACTGCATTATTTGGAAGTCAGACGGTTGCATCATTATCAAAAGGAAATCATAATGGATTTGTAGGAAAATACGCATCTACTGCTAATTATGAATCTTCAATGAGTACATACACTCAAACATTATCTCTAAATTACTTAGATATATCATCTGTATCACCGGTTAAAGGATTCACAAGAAAAGGTGAAATATATGGTAGAGATTTAGGAACGAAGAGTTATGGTATGAGATTAAACGGAAGGCAGGGTGAACCTACTTCCGCATTCTTACAGGATAATAGATATTGGATAGGTGATACATACACATCAACTAATCCAAACGATAGAGCTAAGGGATTACCTAATAGAGAAACTGCTGAGATACAATATAGTAGTAAATTTATAAATCGTAAATTTCTAGGAGATACGTTTTTTCTTAACTCTCCTGTAGATTATATAGCTCCGGAAGCTTTAAAAAGCGGTATATTTGGTAAGACAGAATATGCATTTCGTATTTCCGATGGTAGTAGAAATCAAAGATTCGGTGAGCCTACATTAAAGGATTTACCGTTAATTTATACCAGACAGAATCCATATAGCCCGTTTAACGCGTTTGAAGGTCAATCTACTATACCTGATTTTAGAGTAGAAACAGACCCTGAGAAGGGTAGTAAGATGTTACTCAACAAACCTTGGAGATTAAATTCAACTGCAGCAGGTATAACAAATTCTATTAAACAGAATGGTATATTCGGTGAAAATACAGAATACGCATTTAGTTTATCCGATAATACCAATCATAAAAAATTTGGAGAACCTACTATTGCTAATATACCATTTATTTATACAAGTGTAAACAAATATGAACGTGATAGTGGATTTAGCGGGCCATCTACAGCTCCATTCCCACTTACAACTGAAGTTTTATTAGGTAGTAAGATGCTAATCAATCAACCTTGGGAACTTAATTCTTCCGTAAGGGGATTGGAAAGACCGTTTGGAGTATTTGGTATTAAATCTAATTATGCATTTAGGTTATCCGATACGGATTTAAATAAAAAGAAAGGAGAGCCAACTGCGGATAAATTAGAAGAGTATAATACATTTATAAATCCATATAATTCAGGTTCAGCAGCGGGGCCATTGGTACCTAGTAAAATATTAGCTAACCCAATATTAGGATTTATTCAGCCTAAAAGAAGAAATCAGACGGATAGATTTAGTTTAAAAACAAGACTTAGTAATTCAGGAAAAGGTGCATCGAATATTACAGATTCACTTTCAGCGAGAAGAGGATTGAAAACATTATCAGATGTAATCAACCAAACTGGCGTATTTACTTCATCTGAATTAGAATCAATAAAATATAACGGGAAAACAATAGATGAAGTTGATTTGATACCACTTCGTTTTACTAGTATGACCAGCGGTGAGACAATTTATTTTAGAGCAATTGTAAGCGGATTTAATGAAACATTTTCTCCATCTTGGGAGAGTAGTAAAATGATTGGTTCACCATTTAATTTTTACAATTATACAGGAATAGAAAGAAAGGTAACATTTAATCTTAAGGCGTATGCAATGTCTTCAATAGAATTGGCAATGATGTGGAGAAAAATTGAATTCCTAGCTAACTTTAATTATCCAGGTGGATATACGGACGGTGGAATAGTTTTAGCTAATTTAGCTAAATTTACTTTTGGTGATTTATATCACAATAGAGTTTGCTTCTTAGATAGTTTAAGTTATTCAATTGAAGATAGTGAAAATCTTTGGGAATTGGGTGATGGGCAAATGAGATATGGACTTTCTAATTACTATGATAATGATTATGAATTTAATGGAAAATTTATAGCTAAACCAGGTGGAGCAGTAATAAGTAATTCCGGACAAACTTTATTTACTGATATAAAAAAAAGTGAAGGTATAAAAGAAGGTGAAAATAGAGTATATGACCCTGTCACTAAAACCGGATTTGTTGAAGACGTTAATAGCAATGATTCATCTAGAGTAAGTTTTCAGGATGTTAACTATAGTATGAAAAATTTTAGATTACCTAAGTTTTTAAATGCATCAATTGGAGTAACATTTATAGAGAGTAGAAATACTACTACTAGATTGTATGATTACGGAGACACTCTAAATAATTCAGTATCTCCAGGTACAGGTGCTTCATCAACATCAGATGGAAATAAGCAAAACAATGCAACCAATGCGGATAGAAATTCAAATCAGGGAGGAGGCAGTAGCTCTAGTACAAATCTAGTAGAAACTAAAAATGTAACTAAACAAAAGAAAATTAAAGGAACAAATGTACCTGATGGCACTAAACAGGCTCAAAATCCATTTGGTGGAGGTAGTTTCGGTGGAGGTGGCGCAGGAGGTGGATTTTAAATAACCTTAGATTTTTATATATAATATTATGAGATACGATAATACTGAAATAATTAGATTAGTTAATGGAAAAAAGGTATATGAAACAGTTATACCTAGACAAATTACTAAAAAAGATAATGATATATATGTTATTACACAGGAAACTGATAGATTGGATACATTAGCGAGACAATACTATAATGACCCATCTCTTTGGTGGATTATTGCACAGGCTAATAATCTAAATTCAGTTAATTTAGGATTAGAACCAGGTATACAACTTAGAATACCTGCTGACAAAATTGAAGTATTAAATAATATATAATAAAATAGTTTTATGGCATTTCCTTTTTTAAAATCATTAGACGCATATATCGATACTGAGCTGCATACAAGAAAAGACCCACTAAAAGCATCTGAACTTGTACCTTGGATAAAGATAACATCGAACTTAGCGGATGGATATGAATTAGGTAGTTCATCTTATCCAGATTTATTCGGAGCAAGTGGAATGTACCATAGTGATAGTGGTAATAGATTTAGACCAAAACCAATAATAACAGATTTTTCCGTAGATTTTGCAAGTAGGGGAACATTAAGAAGGGCAACATTTGTGATAACTTGTTATACAGTAGATGACCTTTCTAAATTACAGGAATATTTTTTGGAGCCAGGAATAAGTTGTTTTATACAATGGGGATGGAATAAAAGTTTAACTACTGGAAAAAGTATAATTCCTTTATCAGCGGATGCAGGAAATGTAAACTTGTATAATAGAAATCCACAGGCATTAAACGAAATTAGACAAAAAAATAATGGATGTTATGATAATATGGTGGGTATTATAACCGGTGGAGAAAGTAGCATAAATGGAAATGAATATAAAGTAAGTGTTAAAGTTTCATCTATTGGGGAAATATTGATGGGTAGAAGTCAAGAAACAGTAACACCGGATGCGGACAAGGTATCTGATAAGCCCGCATTTGGAGAAACAGAGATTACTGCGTATGAAGGTGATGTTAAATTAAATTATGTATATGCATTCAACGCTCTACCTGCTGAGCATAGAACCAATGTTATTAAAGGTTGGATTAACGATGCATCTAAAGTGGATGCAGGTGCTGATTTTATAAATTTTAATGAAAGTTTAATAGAGGAAGCAAGTGAGGAAACAAAAAAAGGTAGTCTATTTGGTATAATTACATTTAATCAGGATGTTACAATATTCAATAAAGTTTTTTCAGCTAGAGATTCTAGTTCTCCTGTGACAACTAGAAAATATATTAGATTTAGAAATTTTATTGATATAATGAATGAAACTAAATTAAAATTAAGCGAAGATGGTAGTATGAATTTTAATTTAGATATTTCTCAGACCTATATATCAGCATTTAGGAGAATATTTTCAACAGATGAAAGAGTTTTTATACCAAATAAAAATATGGTTAACTTTTTTCAGAATGAAGCATATTATAGAGGTCCGAATCCCTACAGAGCAGAACTTATGGGAAAGCAGGGTACTGCGGGTAGAACGAGTGGAGTTTCATTTCCTATACTTAGTGATACAAGTTTTACTATGAAAGATGGTACAAGTGTAGTTCTACCTGCGTACAAACATGGTTGGATTGGAAATGTTTATTTAGATTCTGAAGTAGCGTTTGAAGCATTAAGAGATGTTAGAAGACCTATTAAAGAAGTATTAGATGGAGTTCTGAAAGTTATGGAAGAATCGGTTGAAGGTTTATGGAATTTTCAAGTTGTACAGGATGGGAATCAATTGAGAATTAGTGATGCAAATTTAAGAAACGAAAAAGGTGGCATATCAATTCCTTCATTTTTTTATACCGGTACAAAAAGTTTTTTCTTAGATGCTTCTTTTAATTTAGATATACCAAAAGCTATGGCAAGTAAAGTTGTTATGGTAAAGAGTATAGATGATGGTTCAATAAGTGGAGATGGTACACCTGAGCAAACTGGATTATTTTCAAATAAAAAGGATACCAAATTAGAAAAGGTAAAGGTAAGCTCTAACGATGCGAATACCATACAGACTCCTGCATTGACAGACGATGAGATAAAAAAGAATGGTTGGGTAGATTTAAGAAGAAATGTTAAACTTATGGTTGACCCATCGGTTGTTAAAAAAAGTGAGGTAGATGGCGATACTAGTAAATGGGCGATATATGGGATATACTTAAATAAAAAATTCTTTAATACGATAAGGAAAACTGACACAGGATATGCGGGCTCCAACAGCGTTTATACGGGAAGACCTTTACCTGTTAAGTTTGGATTCACCACATTAGGTATGAGTGGATTTCAGGTTGGACAATTATTTAAGGTTATAGGATTACCATCTCAATATACTGATATTAACAAAGGTGCATTTATGATTACGGAAGTTACGCATAAAGTAGACGGTAAACATTGGACAACTACCGTTGATTCTATGTTTAAACCATTTTTTAGATAATATGAAAACGGATTTAGAATTATATAAAAAACTTAGAGTAGATTCAGAAAGTAATCTCAGAACACCTATTGCATACTATCCAAATCCTTCTAAAGAGGATTACAACAAAGGTTATATAGAAAGATATTTTATTCAAAAAAGAGATACTAAAGGAGCTCCTATTTTTGAAGTTAAGAGAACAACATTTGTTCAGTATTACAAAACTCCTTTTTATACAGGAGTAAATCTTAAGTGGAGAATAATAGGAGATTTAGTTGATAGATATGATGATAATGGTGCGTTCATACCATCGGTTATTACATCAAACTCCAAATCAATTGCAGAAGCAGAAAAGGTAATGGATGATATAAATCTATACTTAGTTAACTTAAAGCAATTTCATAAGGTTGGTTAAAATCATAAATTTATTTGCAAAAATAAAGAATTTATCGTATATTTATAGTTATAATAAACAACAAAGTTATGTTCAAACATCTTACAGATTTAGAAGTCCAACAAATTACATTTGATTGGCGATACAGAGGATTTACAACCTTAGAATTACTTACCGAAGAAGAGTGTGATGAAATAAATGATGAGTTAGAAAGACTTCGTCAGGAAAGAAAAGGAACACTTACTCCAGATGGTAAAGAGTGGGGAGAGTGGGACCCATTTTCATACCCACATAAAATCTCAGAAAAAATAGAGAAACTATTTGTTCATCCAAAGATTATTGAAGCATGTTCATACCTTATGGGCGGTGAAATCGTTGGTATGCAAACTTGGTCTTATTTCAAACCACCTGGACAATTAGGTAGAGATATGCACCAAAACGCATTCTACACAGGATGTGGACACAATGAAATTATCAATACAGCATTAGCATTAGATAATCACGATGAGGGTAATGGTGCGGTATGGAACTACGAAGGTTCACACCGATTACCAACCCTTCCAATTGAAGTGGATGAGGAAAGAGCAAAAACTAATCCTAACTTTTGGAGAAACGAAAGAGGTAAACCTTGTATTATGCCAGAAGGACATGATTTCCGTAAAGTAGAAGGAGTTCTTAAAAAGGGACAAGTAGTTTTACTTCACTCACATTGTGTACATGGTTCAGAGCCAAACGACTCAAAGAGATTCCGTAGAAACTTATTAGGAGGATACCTTAAAAGGGGAGCATACTTCAATCAGGGTTCACATATGAAGAGAGAACCAATTGAATTGCAACCTTTACAAGAAAAATATTGGAATTCTTAAAAATTTTTCGTATATTTGTTCTATATGGTTTACTATGTAGAAAATAAAGATATTGCGAAAAGATTTATGGATGAATACACATCCAAAGATTCCGTTATATTCCCTCTATTCAAAAATAGAACAGAACACCCTATAGCCAATAAGCTGTTGGGTGTTTTTGTGTTTATAGGAGAACATTGTTGGGTTATAATGCAAGACCATAATGATTGTGTTCCTGTTAGTTTATCCATCTTAGAAAGAAGTGATAGGATGAAGTACATCTTTGATACAAAATGGTTCTTACACCAAACCAAAATAACAAATTGGAAAAGTGTTGATGTTTCATACCACTTAATGGAGTTTAAATCCTATGCGTATGATATGATATACCAATCTTTCACCAACGGATATAGAGATAAAAGTGATATTTCATTCATTCCAATTGCAACTATTCTAAAAGGAGTTGTGGATTTCGTTGTGGAGAACGCTAAGTACGCTAGAATCGATTCAAATGGTTTTGATAGATACAATGATTACACAATTCCTGCGTTCCTTAGAATTGAAGCAAATGGTATTCCTACCACATATGGATATGAGTATTCTCTTTACAACAATTTTACCACAACGGGAAGACCTTCTAATACGTTTGGAGGAGTAAACTATTCGGCTCTTAAGAAATCAGATGGTAATAGGGATTTCATTGTTAGTAAGAATGGGGAATTGGTTCAATATGATTTTGATGGGTATCACATTCGATTGATTGCAAAATTGGTAGGAGAGCCAATGCCGGAAGGTTCTGCACATGAATGGTTGGGGAGGCAATATTTCGGAAAAGACGAATTAACCGAAGAGGATTACCTTAATAGTAAGAAGATTACTTTCCAACAATTGTACGGTGGGATAGATGTTCATAATTTAGAGATACCATTCTTCCAAAAAACGAATGATTTCATAACTAAATTGTATAAGAATTTTGTAGTAAATGGATTTATTGAGACTAGATTTGGGAAAAGAATACCATTTACTAAGATAGATAATCACAATGCTCAGAAAGTGTTTAACTATTATTTACAGGCATTAGAGACTGAACAAAACGTTTTACTACTTCACCAACTGAATATTTTATTGGAAAATACTAAGACAAAATTGGTTCTTTACACATATGATTCTTTTTTATTTGATGTTGATACTAACGAAATTGAACTTTTATCCAAAATAGAGGAGGTTTTACATAGAATATCCCCTACAAAGATGGAGAAAAATTATACTTACGGAAATATTTAATACTTATATAGGATAAAAAGTATAAAATAAATCGTTAGATGAAAACACAGTTACTATGCACCTTTACAGATAAAGAAGTTTTGCAAGATATATTGCAGCAAATAAGAGAAAATTATAAAATCGTATATAATTACATCTATATTCTACAGAATAAAACTAATTTAGATGAGTTATATATTACATATAATATCGATGTGGAATTCAGACCAAACAAGCAGTTACCTAACACTATATTGGTACATAGAAAGAAACAATCGAATACCCTATATACAATCAATGCACTAAACCAACTTATCAAAGAGGAGAATGGTGGTATTTTAGATACATCATTTTCATTAGATTGGGATAAATTTAGAAATTGTATTATATTAACGGGTTTACAAGGAATTAGAAAAGTTCCAACTAGAATTTTTGAAAAAATAGAATTTAATTAATTTTATGGCTGATATTAATAAAATCATAGATGAGCTTCTTTTAGAATTATCTGTAACATATCCATTTCCAAATATGAAGGATAAGGAGCAGGTAATTGCGTTAATGGAAATATGTGATGAGTTGGGATATGGATATATAAAACCTAATCTATACGAATTACTTTCGGAAGCGGAAGATGAAAAAGAATCTGGTTTGTTTCCAGGTAAATTCCATTTAGGTGGAGGATACTACTCTTCTAAAGATGGAGGAGAAGCCGAATTTAAAAACGATAAGGGTAATTTAAGACCCGTAACTCCTGAAGAAAAAGCTAAGTTTGATTCAAAGAGTGGTAAAGCACCTACTGCGGAAAAGCCTGCTGATACCCCTAAACCAAATCAACCTTCACCGGAAACACCTTCAGTAGAGAAACCAAAAGATGATTCCGTAGAAGCACCTGCACCTTTGAAAAAAGAACCCGTAGTTAAAACGAAGGTGGATGTACTTAAAAGTAAAGTAGAAAAATGGTCGGAAAAAGAAAAAGAATTTTTTAATAAAGGTCAAGATAAACCAGGTTCAGAAACTCGTAGAAGTTTTGCAGAGGCTTTAAAGGATAAAGCGAAAGGTGCTAGAAATGCTATTATGCATGGTCTTAAGCATGAGGTGCATACATTCAAAACTGCTGGTAAGGCGGTTAAGAATTTGTTAAGTAGAAAACCATTAGAAAAAGAAGAAAAGAAGGCATTAATATCAGTTGGAATTAAGGTAGCTAGTACTGCATTATTTGCTGCAGCGGGAGGTGGATTGGCACATGGAGCTGCTTATTTTGCTAAGCACGTTGCAATGGAATTGATACCACACGCAGTAGCCGAAACTATTATAGTTGGAGTTGGTAAAGCATCTTTATTTGCGGGAGCGGATGGAGATGATGAAAGAATGTTAGGCGATTTTATGGATGCCGTTGCGGATAACATGGAGAATATGGAAATACCAGAAGAACTAATGATGTCTATGGTTGATTCATACAACGAAAAGAAAAAACCAAATGAGGCACAATCAGAAGTAATAGATTTAAATGAACTGTTTAATAGAATACTAAACGAAGAAGATGGTAAGGGTGAATCAAAAGAATTTCCAGGTAAGTTTCACTTAGGTGGTGGGTATTATTCATCTACAGATGGCGGAGAAGCTGAATTAAAAAATGATAAAGGTAGTTTAAGACCTTTAACGGATAAAGAAAAAGCCGAATTAAACAATCAACCACCTTCGGAAGAACCAACTGATGGAGAATCTGATACTGACAAACCAGATACCGCATCTATGATTGATACTGCTACAAAAGCATTGGACACCAAAGAAAAAGAAGCGGAGAAAACTTTACCGAAAGATAATCCTGATTTAGTTTTAGATGACCCTAAAGCAAGTACACAGAATAAAGCTAAAGCTAGGGCATTTAAATCACAGCAAACGATAGATAAGAATAAACAAGAAGATTCTGGAAAAGGTACAGTTGGAGAACCTACTAGATTAGAATCGGCTAATGAAGATACTGATTCAAAGGTACAAAAATTTAAAGGTAAAAAATCAGGCAAAGAAATCCAAACAATAGAATTTGAAGATGGTGGAATGATGTTTGGAACTGTTCATGGTGAAACCAAAATGGTTGATGATATAATTGACCAAATAAAAGCAACTATTCCTCAAGAAGAATGGGAAAATATTGTATTCTTAGGAGAGGGTGGTGCCACAAATGATGAAGGAGATTTAGAGTTTAATGATGAAATGGATTATGCAGCTCCGAGATTTGAAAAATTGGGAGCGGGTATTGATACATGGGATGGGGATGAATTAGATGTGCATGATGACCAATCTAAGTTGTACAAAAAACAAATGGAAAAAACTGGTCTTAACCATTCACAAGTGAAAGCTGGTAATTGGGCTAGTATGATTGGACAAGGTGAGGGAACTGATACAATGTCACCAAAAGATTTCTTAGATGATGAGGGTAGAAAATTCTTAGAAGATGCGGTTAAAGAAGCTGGATTTCCACCAATAGAAAATTTTGATAATCCAACGGGAGAAGTACCCAATGAAGAAAATCCAGAAGGAAGTGGTGATAAAGGAACATTATTCAGATTAGCATTTCCAGAAGATAATGGTGATAAGGAAACAAAAATAAATGATATTCAAGTTGCGTTTAATAATACGAGAGATGAGAATATAATAGAGAAAAGAAAAGAATTAGTAGCGAAGGGTAAGATACCAATTGTAATCGCAGGAGAGAGTCATGTTGAATTAGTTGATAAAATGATGCAAGACGGTTCAAAACGTAAAACCGAAACTCAATCGGTTGAGCCTGAAAAAATTGCAGATGAAATGCCGGAAGCTGATAAAGAAACATTCAGTAAAGACGGTAAAGCATTAGATGGAATTTCCCCAAACGATTTAAATCAATTCAATACTGATATAAGTAAGATTAGTAAAATGCTAGATGATGCAAAGGCTAAAGGAGAACCTGCGCCTGATATCAACTTATGTGATATTACTATTCCTGGAACTAACTTATATTGCGATGATAATAAAGGAATACCTAGAGAAGAAATGCCTCAATTCAAAGGAAAGGCAGTGGAAGGTAGTAGAGCAGCTGGAATGGAAACTGATAAGGATGGTGAGGTAGATACCGAACCTGTATTTAGAGAGATGTTGAAAGAGAAGAACATCAAAGTATTACAAACCGAAGTACCTGCTGATAAATTAAAAGCAACTCAAAAAGATTTAGTTGGTGAAAAGGTAATTGGTATGATGGGGGCATTAGAAAAAGACCCTAATCATCCAAAGATTACCGCACCAATTTATGTAAGTAGAGATGGATATGTAATTGATGGGCATCACAGATGGGCTGCAATTGTAGCTCACAATGCTAAAAATCCTAACAATCCGATACCAATGAAATCAACGGTAA